TCCCATCCTAACTGAGATAGCCATGCTGCGAAGGCTGCACCCATCTCTTCATCCTTGATTTGGTGATGCTTCACAAACTCATCAAAGTCGTCAAAGGGTTCTTCGGCGTTCATAGTTCTTCTCCGAACTTGGGGCAGTAGGAGACCTCCGGGTGGCAGTTTTGGCAACGTGCTTTCATCGTTTCCTCATATTGTTTAGGGCAGTTACTGCCACCAACGTCATTGTTACTGCAAAAAGTACGCTCATTCCTCAACCTTCTCAAAGTCTCCGTCCCAGCCAAGTCCTGACAGCCACGCTGCAAAGGCAGCGCCAATCTCGTCGTCTTTGATTTGATAATGCGCTACGTACTCGTCAAAGTCATCGAACGGACTCTGGCGTTCTTCGGGGGTCATAGTTGGCTCCTAATTAGTTCTTGGTTCAACTGAAAAATGATTTGGTATTGCTTTTCAAGCAGTTCGTAGTCTTCTAAAACCTTGATTGCGTCGCAAGGGTAATCGTAACTAAAACAGCCAGAACAGCGGTCATCGCCCTCGTTGTTCATTTTCCAACGGTGCTTTTCTCGTAAGGCTTGGCGTTCATCCGATGTCATAATGTTTCTTCACATTTCGGACATCCCCCATCCCAATAACGGAATGGGCCATAAATACTTATCCATACTCTACCGAGACTTGCTATGATTATCCATTTAGCCCAAATGGCTTGCTTGATAAGACGAACTCGCCAGGCGGACAATTCTTTTGGGTATCGTTCTACGTGTATGCGTACGGTACGGTAATGCTTGTGATTTTCCCTTAGGGCTTTACGTTCTTCGGGTGTCATAGTCTGCTCTCGTTCCCTTCTATGTGATTGTCAATGATGTCAGAAAGTTGCTGCACTGCGTCCCACCAACCGTCGTAATAACCTTTGTATTGGTCCGTCACTGGCTCTTCCATTTCATTTGGACGCAATGGTTTGTGCGCCATTAACTTTTCAGCAACAAGGGCAAGTAGAAGTTCTTCCGCACGGTTCTGTGCAAACATCAATGCTTTGCGTTCTCCTGAAATCATTGGTTGCCTCCGACCTCTGTGCACACAAGGTGTAGTTGGTGCGACGGTGCGCTATGAGTGACGGTGTGAGCGTCGGCGTGCTTCTGAAGCAACACAGCGCCACCTACAATGACCCAAAATAACAAAGATGTCACTGCCATGTAAGACGCAAAAGAAGGTTGTGGTGGTGATTGCTTAATCATTGCTTTCCTGTTCCCCAAAACAAACCTTATCAAAAACGTCGCACACCCTTTTTAGAAGACTCATTAATTCTGGCGTAACGTCGTAACCGTTCTCTTCCACGGCGTAGTGTAGAACGTCATCAAGAATTAACAGTTCCTTCCAACTGAATTCAATCTTGTAACTCACTCGGTCTCCTCAGGGTGAACGGAAAACATCAAACCCTCAAGAAGACCTTCAGTGGCCCTGTACTCTTCAAAAGAAATCACTTCAACGGGGCTGTTCTCATCAAGAAGCAAAAGAATGTCTTTGCAGGCCTGAATGTATCCCCTGTGCCAAGGACGATACCAAGGCGACTTAGAAGAGGCGTTTAAAGTTGCCCACATTTTTGCTGACGATGACATTAGTTAAACTCCAAAGGTACTATTACTTTTTCCAAGAACTTCTTGTACAAATCTTCAGGAGTGCCTTCATTGACAAGAATGTAATCTTGGTCGGTGTAGGCAATCTCTGAGACGTGTGCGTTGATTGGCGTGTAGCCCTCACGGGTGATACGAACGATAATTCCGCCACGGTCTTGAATTGCCTTGGCTTCGTTTGGAAAGCGAACGTCCGTAACGACCAATTTTTCACCATGGAAATTGTTAAACAAGGCATCAACCCAAACATTTTCTCCGTGAACGTCTCGACCCGCTTCTGTTCCGAACTTTTGTAAAAGTTCCCTTATCTCCGTGTGTTTGCGTTTTGCTTCGTCCCACCCAATTGAGTCAACTATTTCTTGAACTCTTTCAATCGTACCATCTGACTTAACGACATCTGGATTCAAAGCATACAAAGAGCGTCTGATTGGCTCAGCCAATGCACGCTGTTCGTAACCAAGGTTTTTAGTCATTTCATCCGCAAGGGTATTTTTACCGCTCCCGGCTACACCGCATAAACCCACTAACTTCATTTTAATTCCTTTCTTTTAAGTAAATAATAGCAGATTCCAAATTGACAATCGAATCTTTAAACAAACCTAAAGCGGTGTTGCAGTTACTACAAAGAAGACCACGCACATTTCCCGTTTTGTGATTGTGGTCAACGGCTAATGATTTTTCAGCGTTTTGTTTTTTTTTGCAAATTGCGCAAAGACCGTTTTGAGTTTTTAAAATTTCCTCGTATTCAGAAACGGTTAACCCAAAAATAGCAAGTTTTGTCCTCTTGTTTGTTTCCTTGAATATTTCTGGGTTCTTTGACTTGTAATTAGAAAAATATTGACTTTTCTTTGTCTTTTGAGTTTGCGTTCTTTTGTTGCTTTCCCTTTTTGCCAATTTTGAACATTCGGCACAATAAAGGTAAAGACCACTTTTTGTTGACTTTGAAAGCGGAAACCTTTCTTTGTTTTTTTCTATTTTGCATCTTGAACAGATTTTTGTCTCTGTTTTAATTTGGGAATAAATCCTTTTAACGCAAGAAATGCAACGTCTTTCGCCTTGCTCGTATTCTTCAAGTTGTTTTACAGAGTGGCAGGAAATGCACCTTCTGTCCTTCAATATTTTACTCATATTGTAAGGATACCACAAAAAACAAATAAGTCAACCATTTAAAAATGAACTGACGGGAAGACCGCACCCTTCGCAAAGACCGATGATAAGTTCCTGCTCAAGGTATTCCTTATCCGCATCTACTCGGTACATAGTAAGACCAAGTTTCCCTGCAAAGTCTCGCTCTAGTTTTGCACCAGTTGAGTTTTCCCAACCAGGCATAAACGCAATAGCGTCGCTCTTAAGAATTGCTTCGTAGTCACGCTTCATAGCAAGGTGGAAGTCTTGCTCGGTGAAAACAACGTCGGGGTCATTTTCATCAAAGCCAATCTCTCGGTCAATCTCTGCCGGAGAAAAAACTTCCCAACCTGCATCACGCAAGTAAGCAGTGTTCTTGTCGAACGCTGGAAAGTTCCATTTGTCGTAGCCCCTCATAGGGCCTGCTAAATAAATCTTCTTCACTTTGTACCTTTCAATTATCCGCGAATTTTGCTAATGATTACAAGCGCCTCGTAAAACGCTTGAGCAAAACCAGTATCATACTCACCGCCGCGAACCTGCGCCAATTTGGTGTGGTGTTCTGCTTGAGCACGAATTGCGTAATACGCCTCGTCTAGTTTCTTGCCCATTATTTTCCTTTCACTTGAAGTGGCTGAGGGAGAGGGTTTCGAACCCCCAATTGCCAGATTCAAAGTCTGGTGCGTCTGCCAATTCCGCCATCCCTCAATTTTTAATTATTTAATGCTTCGAGTTTCCTCAACCTCTGCGCCGCTCTCTTGCGTCGTGAATCTTCGCGCATCCATTCCATGCAATCAAAACATTTGCACTTATGCTTTCTGTAACCGTTTAGGGTGCCATGAACAAGAGGTTTTGTAAACTCATTAATTGTTTTGATTTTGTGACAATGATAACACAAAACCTGACACTTAAGCAATTCTACTTCTCTGACTTCCTTGCGCCTACTCCAAATTTGACTAGGTTTTAAAGTCTTTTCTTGGCGATTTATATGGTCAACTTCCAAGTTTTCCGCAGAACCACACTGAACGCATTTACCGCCTTGTAAAGCAATCCACTCAAAACGACGTGCTTGAATCCACTCGTTTTGAAAGTTGTTTTGTTTTTCCTTATTCTTATATGCCATCGCTGGTCTGGTACGACTCGAACGTACAACCTGAGGATTAACAATCCCCCGCAACTGCCAATTGTGCTACAGACCAAGAACCACTTAGCGCAAACGCTTCTTAGGTGCTGCTGCCTTCTTGACAGGAGCCTTTGAAGCGGCTGGCTTTGGAGCCGGTGTCGGTGCGGGCGCAGGCGTCAAAGCGGCAATCTGTTCCTGTACCTTCTCTACCTCGTCAAGAATTGTGTTGAAGGTGTTCTCAACGTGAGTGATGTATTCCGTTGCCTCTGCTTCGTACTTCTTAGCCTTCTTCAGGATTACAGTGATAACTGCACCTGCGGTACCGGCCCAAGAAGCAGCAACTGAGGAAATAACCGATGTGGTTGCTGACATTTTTTCTCCTATAGGTCCCCGCTATTGCGGTTGCAATAAAGGTACCACTTATTCAAACGTATGTCAAGTACTAATGCTTGATTTTTTTAGACGGTGATGTACTCTTTTGTTATGCAGTTTGTTGAAATTGAATCCATGGGGCACGAAGCCCATCCTCTCCTTACGGAGAAGCACTATCGCAATTTCTGCACAATTTGTAATAAAGAAATTGTAATGTCTGATAACAAACAATGGGTTCACGATGATAAGCGATGACGAACTAGCCTACATTAGGGAAATTCTTGCCCGGACCGACATTGTTTACGGTCTTGAAAATGTCAATCCCTTACTGGAAGAAATTCTGGACACAATTGTCAGCGACATAGATTGGCTGATTGAACGCCTGGAAATTGCGTGGTCAACTGTCTATGCTTACCAAGAAGAATTGCGTTATTATTACCAGAACGAACGATAAATAAGGAATGTTATGAAAGCAGAAAAGAAGAAGCGTTACATTGCACTTGCTCATATTGATGAGCCGGAACTAACTTACCAAGACGTAGTAGTTCCAAACATCGTGCCACTTTTTGTTGATTTTGATGAATCACGCCACATTGGTTCGGCGCGACTCAATCAGAAAGAAGGACGAATCTACGCAATTCTTGAACTGAACTTTAACGTTCCCGAATTTGGAAAGATGCCAGCAGTTGTGCTTGGCGTTGATGAAGCAGAGCGAGTTATCGAAGACGGAATCTGCTACTTGCGGGGCGGCGTTGTAACCACTGCTTCAGTTGTAAGCAATGAAATCTGGGAAGAAGTCTACGGCAAGGAAGAGGTTTCTGTAAATGAACTGGACTAACCTTATTGGTGGTATTTACATTGGAGTGGCAATTCTTTTGTTCTTTCGCTACCTTTCCATCGCCTTGAGAATCCGAGACTCCTGGAAAGAACAGGACTTGGACTTTAAGATTTCCGAGTATGTAAGCCGAATGATTGGCGACGCTGTTGCATGGCCCGTGTACGTTATTTGGTTTGGTCTTAAGGAATTCATTAAGGAACTGAAGTAATGTCCATTAAATGGAATCCCGAAATGAAGATACCTGGATTCTCAAATCCAGTAATCACTGAATGCCCAAAGTGCGGAACCGTTTGCGAGGACGATTCAATCTCAGTTTCCTCAGAGCAAGTTTATGAACCAAAGGAAAAAAGGTGGTCAGAGGTGCGACGCACTATCCGTGCAACAATTTCAACCACCTACGTTAAGTTGCAACAAGGCTCAAAGTGCCTGTGCAGTAGGACGGAAGAGCACCTTCACAAGAAGTGCTATGTCTGTGGTTTCTATTGGTCAACGGAAACTGTCGAAGGATACTTGAACACCAACTCAAGCAAGATTGACAGAGTGATTACAGAGAATGAGTAAGGCACGTCAAAAGGGAACTTCCTTTGAGTCTGCAATTGTTGCATACCTAAAAGAGAACGGCTTTCCAGGTTGCGAACGTTGGGGAAGTGCTGAGATGGCCCTTGGCGACATTCGTGATGTTCCAATGGTTCTTGAAGCGAAGAATCACAAGGCTATGGCTCTTTCTGAATGGTGCGAGCAAGCAAGCGTTGCTGGAAAGAAGTCTGGGAAACTTTGGGCAGTTGTGCACAAAAGGATTCGCAAAGGTACTTCTCAAGCATACGTTACAACTTCACTTGAACAATTTGTTGTTTTGATGAAGGCTTATGAGAAATCCTTGACACAGTAAATTCTCTGTGGCAATATATTTGTAGAGTGGGCGTCCTTTGCGGGCGTCCTTTTACTTTTATTGGAGGATTTTGTGGCGAACAAGTTAAACCGACGCTCCCAGCAACGGCTGAAGCGAATGGTAGACAGCCTAGAAAACATTAGCAAGTTCTCCAACAAAATCAAAATTGATGACCTTGAAGAGTTGGTACGCAGGGACGCTGTTGGCGTTGACACTTATGCCGCTTCTAACACTGGTTCTAGCGTAGTTCTTTCTAGCCGTGGCTCTTCCTCCGAATTGACCCCGGTTGAACGTGCGGTCGAAGCCTCTGCCTTTGGCAGGAAGACCAACGACCCAGTTCGTCGCGAAATCAAAAACATCGAGCAAAAGATTCTTCAATCTGAGGAAAATCTTAGGCGAATTATTGAAAGCATTAACTTCCTCAAGGAAGGCGTCGAAAAGAAGCGCAATCGAGCAACAACCGAACCTTGCGAAATCTGCATGGTGTTGCCAGCAGTAAAGACCGCAATGTGCGCTACCTGCCACGCCGAATGGGTTGGAGAGGGAGCACCAGACCGCTTTCGCTGGAAGGCTTTTAAGAGGGAATTGAAATCTTCAGATGGTATCCCGCTGGTGACGGAGCAACCCGCTCCAAGGCACCTTCCCCGAAATACTTGACAAACTCAAAAAGTAGTGTAATCTATGAATAAGAATCGCCACAGTTGTATGCCCGAAAAGGAATGCGACTGCACACCTAGTGATGAAGAACTTTATCACCTTGGATTTGAACCTTGGCAGGTTTCAATTGTTAGGAAACTACCAGTTGACCTTCAATGGGAAGCACATGACGAGTTCATCCGAAGGTTGATGTCTGACGAAGACGTAGATTACCTGAAGTTTTAAGGAACACGTTATGAACAACGAAAACAATTACAACGAAGACGAGCAAGAGATTTTTGCCAACCTCGGCAATATTGTCGGTATTGGCGAAATCGAAGCACGCAAAATCATGGGTGACGAACAGTACGAAAAGACTGTTGCCCTCATGGAAGCAAATAGTGTTCTGGGGCTCCAAAAGGATGCTGCCCAGGTCAAGTACTTCAGGGCTATCGCCTCAATGCAAAAAAGCATTGGTTTCTTCTTTGTAGTTTCTTCATTGCTTGCGATTTCCTGGTCATTGTACTTTTGGTCTAAGTAATGTCCTCATTCGGTAAGTTTGTATCCAATTCGGTTGTTCCGGAGACTGTAGATGTCTTCGGTATTCTCAACTACGAACCAACTGAACGACAGAGGGCATTTCACGACGCATCAGCCGAACGAATTGACGCAATTCTTTACGGTGGTGCCGCTGGTGGTGGAAAGGAACTGGATATTAACTCCACTTCCATCCCCACGCCCGATGGCTTCAAACTTTTGAAGGATATTCACGCTGGTGATACCATCTTCGGACGTGACGGAAAGCCTTACGAAGTTCTAAAAGAGTCACCTGTTCACTACCATGAAGGTTATGAACTTACTTTTGACGACGGCTCAGCCGTAATTGTAAACGATGAACACCTTTGGCTCACTTTTGATGCCAAGGAACTCGCTCAACTGACACGTCTCGACCCAGAGTGGCGGGAACGCCGTCAGGCAAAGCGTTCTTCACGTGCCGGTAACATCAAGTCGATTAAGTTCTCAGAAGCGTTAAAAAAGCGCAATTCCGAACGTGATTACGAATACAAGGACGTTCCGACTGGGACCGTTCGTACCACTGCTGAAATTGTAGCCACTCTTAAGACCCCAGACGGTCGCAACAACCACGCTGTACCAGTTTGTGGGACGTTGGAGATGCCAGAACGCATTCTTCCAATCGACCCTTACGTTCTTGGTGCATGGCTTGGTGATGGTTATTCAGGAAGCGGAAGAATCTGCGGAATTGACGATGAGATTTTCGAAAAGTGCTCAAAGAGCATTCCCGTAAAGTCCAACCGATTTGAACGTAATCTTCGTGTCGTTACCTTTGATGGGCTTTCAAAGCAACTAAAGGAACTTAACCTTCTTGCAAATAAGCACGTTCCGGCTAAATACCTTTTCACATCCGCTGAACAACGTCTTGAATTGCTTCGTGGTTTGATGGACACTGACGGAAACTGCCTTAAGAATGGCACCGTTGAGTTTGCTAACACCAACAAAGACATTACCGAAGCCGTAGCATTTTTGGCACGTTCTTTTGGGCACAAGGTTAGTGTTCGTGAATTTCGTACGAAACTGGACGGTAAAGACTGTGGCCCTGCATGGCGCGTTAAGTTCCGTGCAAAGGTTCAGGTTTTTAGCCTGACCCGCAAAGCAGAACGTCTTGAGCCATTTTTGGACAAAGAACGCCGTACCACAAACTTCCGTTACATTGTTTCTGCGGAGCGTGTTGGAAAGCGAGACATGAAGTGTCTTAAGGTTTCTTCACCAGACCACCTTTTCCTGGTAACTGAAAACCTTATTCCTACGCACAACACCGCTGCGTTCTTGATGGACGCGCTCTGGAACGCCGCCAACTTCCCTGGTATGCGAATCGGTTGTTTCCGTCGCTCATACCCTGAGTTGGAAGAATCATTTCTTTCTCAGTTGGCAAAATGGAATTATGGCCGTGACCTCGGCGCTAAGTGGAACTCCACCAATAAGGTGTTGAAGTTCAACAACGGTTCCATTATCAACTTTACATACGCAGAAAACCTGGTTGACGCATCCCGAATCCTCGGTGGTGAATACCAGGCCTTCTACATTGACGAAGCCTCTCAAATGCTCCCCGCTGTTATCCAGCACATTGAAGAGCGTCTTCGTTCCGGTAACAAGTTAGTTCCTGTTATCGGCCTTCGACTTGCCACCAACCCTGGTGGAGTCGGACACAAATATCTTAAAGACCGCTTCATTAACCCAACCAAACGCGGAAAAATTCGCTATACGGAAAAAGTTGGGGAAAGTAGTCGTGGACGAACAGTTGCCTTTATTCAGGCAAAAGTCACCGACAACCCTCACGTTAACGAGGGATACCAAGCGGTTCTTGATGCCATTCCAGACCCTCGCCGCCGTGCCGCAATGCGTGACGGTGACTGGGACGCAATGGTTGGCCAGTTCTTTGAACAATGGCAATACGCAAAACATGTTGTCCTTTCTTTTAACATTCCAAAAGAATGGCCTCGTTATGCTGGAATCGACTATGGCTACGCCGCACCATTTGCTTGTGTGTGGATTGCTGTTGACAACGACGGTCGAGTTTGGGTCTACAGGGAGATTTGTGTCTCCGGAATCCAAGCAGACGGTCAAGCAAAACTTATTCTCGAAGCCGAGCGTTCACACGGTGAACTAGAGGTAATCCGAGTAGCCGACCCTTCAATGTGGGGCTCACGCGGAACACCAATGTCAATTGCTGACATTTACGGTATTGAGGGTTGCGGAATCACAAAGGCAGACAACGACCGTATCAACGGTTGGTCACGCGTTCACCAATTCCTTAACGACGGTCCTTCTTGTGACATCCACCGTGCAGAGGGTAAGGAACGTTGCCCAATGCTCCATGTCTTTGAGGACAAGTGCCCTCAGTTCATTGAGACAATTCCCGCCCTTCCTAGAAGCCAGGCAAAACCTGATGACGCGGAAACTCGAAACGTAGAAGACCACATTGCCGACGCATTACGTTACGTAATCATGGCTGCTGGAACATACGCACGTCCTATCATTTACGATAGGGAACCTACCTTTAAAACTGGTGTACCCGACACAATGGTCATTGTTGAAGAAGAGGATGCGCCCGCACTCCAGCAACCAAATTTTGGTAATATGTTTGTAGGCGACCTTGGGCTTAGTCCCTTTTAACGAAAGATAACCAATGGCTATTAATTCTTTTAGAAGGGGACTTGAAGAGGCTGGTGCATTCAACGAAGAAATTCTTGAGGCACGCCCTAAGAGTGGCCCCCGTCGCACCGGTTACGCAACTGGCGTACCTATCGGTGGTTCAACTGAAATCAACCCCGGAGAAAACGTAACGGCTGGTACTCTTGACCGCCCTACGTTTATGCAACAGTTGTTGCAGGCTTACCTGGCTTGCCCATGGTCTTCCGCCGCTGTTGACACTATTGCTCGTACGGCCACTGCTGGTGGCCTTGAAATTGCTTTTGAAGGTGGTTCAACGGGTCCGCAAAAAACTCCTGAAGCCCCAGAAGACGTTAAGAAAGTCCAAGACCTTCTTAAGTACGTTAACCCCAACGACGACATTCGCCAACTAATGCGCAAGGTTGTAACAGACCTTATGATTTTTGGTGACGCTTTTATCGAAGTAGTTTGGGTTATGGGGGAACCAGCGGCTCTTTACCCGCTTGACCCCACATCAATGGCTGTACTTGCCGACGAACACGGTGTAGTAAAGGGTTACTACCAAAAAACTCCTACCAACCGTGAGGCTCGTTTCAAGCCAAACGAAGTCATTCACATTAAGTTTGACGCACCTGGCGACACCCTTTACGGTGTAAGCCCAACGCAGAAGAACATTCTGCCCATTACTTCTTGGCTGTTCACTGCTGCACTCATCAAAGAAACGATGAAGCGCGGTGACCCACTTCGTGCTCACGTTGACTGGCCCCTTGCTCTTCCTGAATCGGAAATGAAGCGCCTTCAGCAACAGTACGCAATTCGTAACCTCGGTGCTCGTAACATCGGTAACCTCTTCGAGACGAAGGGTGGCGCCATTGTTCACGAAATGGGAACGAACCAGATTAACAACTGGCTCAACACCCTTCAACAGCGCCGAGATGAAATTCTCTCCGGTTACGGTGTGCCACCATCAAAGGTAGGCGTCATTGAAGCCGGTAACCTTGGCGGTGGAACTGGAACCGCTCAGGACAAGACGTTCCGCGTCAACACAGTAGGACCTATTCAGGAACTTGTTCTTGAGAAGTTGTCTTTCGCACTTATGTACCAAGCCTACGGTATTACCGACTGGGTTCTTAAGTTCGGTGTTGTTGACTGGCGAGACGACGAAGTTATTGAAACCATTCGTGACCAGCGCATTCGCAACGGCACATGGACTGTTAACCGCGCCCGCGCAGACATTGGCGAACCACCTATTCCTGGTGGAGACGACCCAATCCTTGTTGACCGTCAGAACATGGTTCTCTGGTCAGACCTTGCTGCACTTTCCTCTGCCAACCTCAAGGTTGTTCAGGCTCAAGGTGACAGCATGGAATCAGTTAATTCTGGTGACGATGCGGTAAAGCCGCCGTCTGCAAAGACAAAGAACGCCCCCGTTGCTCCCACAACCAACCCTGGCTCAAACGTCAGCGGAAGGACGACTCGCTCCCCCAAGGACAAGTCAAGCAAAAAATCTACCGGCGTTAAAAAGCCTGGTCAGGTACCAACTCCAATGGGGTCCGCAAAGGCACCATCTGGAACAGAATCTGTATCGGAGTCAGATGACAACGAATCAACAGCCGATTGAAATTAACGGCGAAGAATTTGAGAGCGAAGGACAGCCGGTTTACCCTTTCCTTGGCCTAACGGCGGAAAAAGCCGCAGCATTGGTTCCAAAAGAAGTAGGTTAACATGGCGGGCAACTGGCTTGGACAGGCGGGTGCCTATGCAATGCAC